CGTACGCGCTGCGGGTGTTGCTGGCCTCGGGCGAGCTGAGCGAGCGCACCAAGCGGTTTGCCAGGTGGAGCTTCGCCGCCAGCCTGGCGGTCGGCGGCGCTGCGCAGGTCGCCAGCCACGTGATGGGCGCAGCTGGTGTGACCGCCGCGCCATGGTGGGTCACCACGGCGGTGGCGTGTGTTCCGGTGATGGTGGTGGGCCTGGCGACCGGGCTGGCGACGCTGGTGCGCCAGGACGACAGCACGGGAGGTGAATGATCATGACGACGATCAGCGACGAGACCCGGGGCGAGTTGCTGCCCGTCTCCGGCGACAGCCTGGCGACCCGGGACAAGGCGGCTTCGCCAGCCGCTCGCCAGGCCGGCGGCCGTCAGGAGGTACTCGACGGTGAGCTGATCACCGACGCGGAGTACGAGCGTTCCCGTCGGCGAGGGCTGGCGGGCCAGGTGGTGGCCAAGCTGCCGCCGGGGCTCCAGACGCGCCAGGGTCGTTCAGAGGCGATGAAGCACGTCGGCGGCCACGCCATCATGATTCCGTTCCGTTACCCGAAGGCGACGCTGCGTGGCCTTTCGGTGGCCGGTCGCGTGTGGTGGCGCTGGGTGCGGGTCGAGGACTTCTACGAGGCTGCCAAGGCTGGCGACGTCCTGCCGACGCGCTTCACGGAGATCCAGGCCCACCGCACCAAGCGGCGCTGGATCTCGACGGCGTGCGCGGTCTGCGCCACCGGTGGCCTCTACGCCGGCCTGATGTTCGAGGGCCCGCTGGTCGTGTGGGGTGCGGCGCTGGTGGCGTCGGGCGCGCTGGCCCTCGCCGGGCGTCCGCGTGGCGGCACCGGCCGCAAGGCAGTTATGGGCTCGCGCACCCTGTCCTGGGCCATGGACGGCAACCACCTGGTCGACGCGTTCCGTGACGCCAAGATCATCGGCAAGGACGAGGGTCTCCAGTTCGTCAAGCTCCCAGTCCACGACGGTCGTGGCTGGTACACCGTCGTTGACCTGCCGCCATCACGCAAGGCATCCAAGGCGGTCGCTCTCCGTGAGGAGCTGGCGAGTGCGCTGGCGGTCGACGAGGTGCGCCTCATCCTGGAGCGCGTCCGTGGCGACGAGGGCCACGCGGGACGGCTGGCGCTCTGGGTCGGCGACTCCGACCCGTACGCCGCAGCGCCGGTGGCCTCGCCGCTGGCCGACGCGGCGGCCTGGAACCTGTGGAGCGCGGTGCCGTTCGGCCGGACGGCACGAGGCACGCGCGTCACGCTGCCCGTGGTGTGGACGTCGCTGCTTATCGGCGCCATCCCCCGCATGGGCAAGACCTACGCGGCTCGCATTCCCATCACCGCAGCCGCGCTGGACCCGTTCGTCCGGCTCATCCTGGCCGACGGCAAGGGTGGCAAGGATTTCCGTCCGTTCGAGCTGGTGGCGTACCGCTACATCCGCAATACCCGTCCCGACCAGGTCGAACGCCTGATCGCGGTGCTGGAGGAGTGCGCCGCCGACGTCGAGGACCGCTTCGACCGGCTGGCCGAGATGGACGACGAGGTCTGCCCGGAGTCCAAGGTCACGCCGGAGATCACGCGCGACCCGAAGATGAACATGCCGCTGACCGTCATCGGCATCGACGAGATCCAGAACTACCTGGAGGACGGCACCCCGCTCAACCCGGACGACAAGAAGTGCAAGAAGACCCGCGGCCAGCGGATTCTGGAGCTGCTGACCTTCATCGCCAAGACCGGGCCGGCGGCCGGCTACTCGCTGGTCCTGGCCACCCAGAAGCCCGACAGCGCGGTCATTCCAGACAAGCTGCGCGGCCAGCTCGGCACCCGCTTCGCCATGAAGGTCATGACCTGGCAGGCGTCGGAGACCATCATGGGCGCGGGCACGTACAAGGCCGGCATGGACGCGTCCAAGCTGCTGACCAGCCACAAGGGCGTGGGTCTGCTGCTAGGCGCGGACGGCGAGACCGCGCTGTCGGCCGGTGAGGCGATCACGCTGTCGACGGATCTGCTCACGATCAAGGGTGTTCGGTCGGCGTGCGAGCGCGGTCGTGCTCTGCGTGAGCAGGCAGGCACTCTCAGTGGTGACGCCGCCGGGGAGTTCGAGGTCCAGGGCCTGACGCCGGAGGTCGCGGAGCGCATCGAGAAGATGAGCAGCGCGATGGACGCCGGCGAGGAGGAGGCCGAGCTCGTCGGCGATCTGCCCGAGGTGCTGGCGTTGCTCACCGACGTGATCGACGAGGCCGAGGCCGGCGTGGTGGCGACAGCCGAGCTGGCCAGCCGCATCGGCTGGGACTCGAAGCGCCTGGGCGAGGAGCTCCGGCGAGCCGGTGTCGAGGCGCCCGTACCGTCGCGGCAGCGGATCAACGGCTCGTCGAACCCGGTGTCGGTCACCAACATCGACGCCGTCAAAGCCGCGGTGGTGGCAGCCAGCGCGGCCTGATGGGTCCGCACGGGGTCGACACGACTGTGCAGACCCCTGTGCGGACCCGCTGGCCGGCAGGAGTGTGGCCGACCAGCGGATTCATCCCCGTGCGGACTGTGCAGACCAGCATTCGGTAGCCGGCACAGTCCGCACGAGGGCCCCCAGATCACTCCCGCAACCAGGAGGAGCCATTGAAGGTCAGACGCTGGACAACCTGATGGAGACCGTCTCCGACGACATGCTGCTGGCCTACACGCGGTCGCGGGACGCCTCCACGGAGGCCAACCGGGCGAAGTACCTCGCCGAGGCTTCGGACCTGGCCACGATGCTGTCCAAGCTCCGCGACCTTCAGCTGTCGGGGTTCGGGTTCAAGGGCGAGGAGCCGGACCTGGCCGAGCAGCAGTCGTAGGCAGGCATGAAGAAGCCCCCCGGTGCGTCAGCGACCCGGGGGGCTTCCACCTTTTCCACCTCGCATGCCAAGGAGGCGAAATCTTGGGGGATGGCGATCGGGTGCCTCGCCTACCTCGACCCACATAGCAGACAGTAGCGTTCACCCTGGTCGCGTGCAAGGTGCACGTACCTGCGTGTCGCTACAAGCCGATGCCGGAGAGGGCGTTGTCGCTCCACTGGTCGACCCGACGTAGGTAGCCCAGCAGCGCGGCCGAGTTGCGCACCCAGCCGCCCTGATCGGCGATCGTGACCTGGTCGTGACCAGCCTTGCGCGCCTCGGTGGCCATCCCGGCGCGCATCGAGTGGCCAGTCAGTCGTGCCTCGACGCCTGCTCGCTCGCCAGCGCGAGTGACGACGTCGCCGGCCGCCTGCGCGGACAGCCCCCCCAGGAGGCGGCCGTGCCGGTCGACGCGGCGGAACGCCGGGCCCTCGGTGACACCGGAGGCCTCCACCCACGCTCGCCACGCCCGCGCTGGGCATGTCAGGGCGCTAGTCCCCCGCGGCACCGCGACAGTGCGGCCACCGGTCTTACCGAAGCGAACTGTCACCTCCAGGCCCTGCTCCGACTCGACGATGTCGGTCACCAGCAGCGAGGCCACCTCGGAGCGCCTGCCGCCGATGCCGAACGCGATGAGCACCAGCGCCCTGTCGCGCAGGCCAGCGAGCGTGTCGGGACACTCCCGGGAGATGGCCTTCAGCTGCTTGATCGTGACCGCCGGCGCCTGCCCGGTGCCGCGGTTCGGGTTACCGGCCTCGGCGTTGCGCTTGATGATGTCCTTGATGGTCTGTCGGGCCAGCGCCGCGCCGCCATGCGGCACCGCGATGCCCGCCTCGCGCAGCTTGTAGACGACGCCGGTAACGCGCCGCTGGAGCGTGTTGTACGGGGCCTCGAACACCTGATCGAGCCACTCGACGAACAGCACCAGCAGCCCCGGCGAGTAGGTCAGCTCCGGCACCTCGGCCGCGACACAGAACTGCTGCCACACCTTCCAGTCGCCGTTGAACGACCGGACCGTGTTCTTCGGTCGGTTCTTGTTCACGTGCTCCTGGGCCGCCTTGTCAATTTCTGCCAGGCGGGCGTGCAGCGACATGCCGCCGGGGAGTACCTGACCCTCGACGGAGACCGGGACGAGCTGGGCGTTTTGACTCATGATACGAAAAGTGTATCATGAGTCAGAGTTCTAGATGCACGAAAGCGCCCAGTTCAGACCCTATGTCCGCTTCGCCGGGAAGAGGAACCGATGCCCACCACCATCAACACGAGCAAGCCGTACAGCCCTATGCGCTACTACGGCGGCGCGGCCTTCGCCTGCGCCCTCGCCTTCGTGTTCGGACTGAGCTGCGGCAGCCACCCTCAGTCCACCAGCGCTCCCGGCGCGACCACCACCACGATCAGCAAGGATGCGGCGTTGATGCAGGGGCTCTACAACACCGGCAACGATGGCCTGCGTGCGGTCTCCCGGTCAGACGCCGTTGCCTTCGCCACGGAGGTCTGCGCGCATCCCGGCGACAAGCCCGGACAGCTGGCGGCCATCCTCGCGCCGAACACCGAGATCTGGAGTCGCCGGTTCCTCACGCCAGCCAACGCCGTCGACTTCGTTAACCAGGCCGTCCTGCATTACTGCTGACGCGCAAGGACGGCATCATGAAGCCCCCCGGCGGCGTGCCGGGGGGCTTCGTCTATCACGGGCCGAACACGATTGCCGACCAGCGGGTGTGCCCCGACAGAGTCTTGATCGTTCCGGTCGGGGCGGTGCCGTTGTATCGAGCCTGGAGCTTGATCGTGTGGCTGCCGGCCGAGGTGAGTGTCTGGTTCCACTGCTGAAACGCGGTAACTCGGACTCCGTTGAAGTGCGCTTCACCGGAGGCGGACAGGTTCGTACCATCCAGGGCAGCGGCACCGATTGCGACAGTTCCACCGGCACCGATATCGATGTTATTGTCGAACTGGAAGTCGAAAGTAGCCGCGATATAGATCTTGGTGTTGGCGTACTGTGTGGTGAATGTCAGCGACGATCCAGTGCAGTCGGCGAATGACGCGGTGAGCGTGTTCGTGCCTGTAGTTGCCGCACCGATGAACTGGAACGCTGTCGATCCGATCTGGTCAAGGTCGGACGCCGCGAGCTTCTGCCCCGCGGTAAAGCTCATGACGTACCTCCGATGGCCAGCACCGGCGGCTTCCATACGTTCACAGCAAGGCCTGCGGTGAGCGTCTTGGTTACCGTGGTTGGGTCGACCGTGAATGTCTGCGGACTGCTGCTACCGCTAATGGCGGTCACCGTGACAGGCAGGCCGCCGATGGATACCGTCAATGGCACGTCGTCGGGATCCGTTGTCCAGATGGGGCCGGTCGTCGTGGTGACGGAGAGCGTCGATGAGCCGGCGTCCGCCGTCGTCTTCAGGGTGCTTCCCGAGGTGTCCAGGTGGTCGATGAATTCGCCGGTGTCGCCCGACGTTTGCGCCAGGACGGCCACGCGCCACGGGTCGAACGGGATGCAGTTGAAGGTGGTAGTCCACAGGAACTGGTTGATCGTGTGCGACAGGCCGACCACGAGTAGAGAGATAGTGCCGGTCTGGAGCTGCGGATATACCGTCGACAGGTTGGTGATATCGATGCGCCCCACGCCGCCGGCCTGGATTACCAGCGAGTTGGTAAGCAGGCTTGGCGTGTGGTGGAACGCAACCTCCAGGGTCGGGTATCGATATCCTTCGACTGTTCCCTCGTGTACCAACCAACCGGCCCGGTCTTGGAGCGCCTTGATTCCCAGTGCGCCGGTGTAGCTTCCGTTCGGGTTCTGGCTGACGTTCACCGTTTCCGAGTCGGCGTAGAGTCCAACGTTATTCGAGCCTAGCGTTCCGGTCTTGTCGTAGTACACAACCGAGCCGCCATTGCGCTGACTGACCGTCCACTGATTGCGCAGCAGTTGGTCGTCATCTGTGGGCTCAAATGGAGGAACGATCGCGCCACTCGTTGCGTCGATCGTGATATAGGTCGACAGGTTTTCGAGGGCGGCGTGAGCCCATGTTGTGACCGATGCGTCGTGACCGTCCAGAATGAGGCCGACGGCCGTCGATTCGCACTCACGAATGAGATTGAGCACCGTATCGATCTTCTGCGGGCCCATCCTCGTGAGAGTGCTGGATCCGAACATTCCACGAGACTCTGCGCCGGCCAGGACCAGTAGACGGCCCTGACGTGCGTCCGTGGTCTCTCCGTCGTACGCGCTCACAGGCTGGGCGTTCTCGAAGATGTCTGTCGCGGCCGACTGGATGGTGAGGTGGCCGAGCGCGACCGAAGTGCTTCCGCCGTTGGGCAGAATCGCGAACGATGTGACCGCGGTGATCGTCTGGCCCGTAACAGTGGCGTTCGAGTAGCCCGCAGCGCCGGCGCCTTGGGTGTATGTCGAAAACTGCACTGCGATGTTGGAGCCCGACTGCGACAGCGATAGCGCTACCTGCCCGGCCGTGTTGTCCACGCTGAACCCGACAGCGCCGGAGTCGAAGACCAGGTTCTCGGTGCCGTCGTACGCCTGCACGTGCAGGCTGCCGCCGGTGCCGTAGACCAGGTCCCACTGCGCGAGGGAGCCGGTGGTGAACAGGCGCAGCAGGGGCGTGCCGTCGGGCAGGGCGCTACCTGCCGCAGGCCACGCCACGAGCAGCCTGGCCTGCACAGCATTGGTGGCTGTGTACGTCGGCACCGCCCCGATGGCCGTGGCGGAGCTGAACACCGGCAGCGCGTCGGACCCGACCAGCGTGGTGTTCGAGTGCAGCTGCATCGTGCCGGTCCAGGTGATCGGCGCGGCGCCCGGCGTGACCGAGGCGAACGAGAGGGCGCTGGTGCCATCCTCCATTGGCCAGTAGGCGACCAGGTTCGACACGTTGGGTGTGTAGGCACGCATCGTCGACTGCACGGCCTGGTTTCCCTGGCCAAGGCGGCGCAGGATGCCATTAGCCACCACGTTGACGATGGCGTATTGGCCGGTCGAGTCGAATGACGGCGTCAGGGACGCGGCGTTGCCCTGGAACAGGGTGGTCGACTTGTCGTTGAGGATCGCCCGAACGCGAACCGGTACGCCGCGCTTCACGTTCGGCCAGTTCAACCCGAGCGGCGAGGCGGAGTACTTGTTCATCCGGTTGTCGAGGCTAAACGTGCAGCTCGCTGGGCCTGCGACAGACCGCTCATCCCGACGTCCGGATGAACAAGAGACCATCTTGTTGTTGTCGACCTGGACGTCCGTGGTCACATCAGTCCAGGCCCAAGTACCCGAATCAGCGGCCAGGTTGGCCCCCCAGGCGATCTCAACGACCAGACTGAGGTTGGCGAACTGCCCGGTCAGGATTGGGACACCAACCGCGTTGGAGCCCATAACCGGACCGGGCAGGTTGGCCATTCGCCGCCTGAATCCGGCGACGCGAGCGGCGAGACCCATTGCTCACCCCTTCGGGATCACTCGTCCCAGACGATCCAGGTGAGCATGTTCGTGCCGGAGGTCATGGTGACGCGAACACGGAGGAACTTCGACACCGCGATGATGGGGCGCTCATCAGGCATCCACTGGTATTCGTAGATGAGGTTCGAGGTGCTTGCGATGATCTGCGAGTCGAACTGTCGGGTCGTGGTGACGGTGCCCTCTGCGCTGGCCGTGTAGCCGGTGGCCGCGGTGCCCAGCGTCATGAGCGATGCCGGCGCGTTCGGATCCAATGGCTGCACACCGGAAGCCACGTGCGCGGTTACCGTGGCCGCCACGTCGGTCTGCAAGAGCTCGACGGTGCCCGTGGCTGGGTTGGCAGCGAGGGAAAAGCCCCAGCTGATCAGCTGAACCTGCCGCGTACTCGGCGTGGCGATTTGCAACATCGTCTTGATAGATGTACCGGTCGCCACCGACGCCTGCGCAGCGGTCGTGGCCATAGCACCGTTGAAGCACTTGTACCTGTGCATGTGCGTCTCAATTCACGTACTGGGACTGGATTTGAATGACGCCCGTACGCACGAGCTTCATGAATGCCGTGGCGAACGCGCCGTCGGTGTTGCCGCCGAAGGTGACGGTCAACTGAGGTGGCGTCTGAGCACCGCCCATCGCGCTCTGAAGCTCCCGATCCACCCCCGATCGGGGAATGACAGTCGATCCAGCTGCCGCACGGATCAGTTCCGGACCCTGCTCACCGACGATCGTCAGGCCGCCGCCGAGGGTCTTGCCGGATGCCGCAGCACCGATAACGCCGCCGTGGGCCAGGCGCCCGGCCGACGCAATGCCGCCCATCTCGCCCTGAGCGTTGACGAAGATGTCGATCTGACGACCGTTGTTCATCCGAATGAACTGGTCGACACTGAACTGCGCAGGGCCGGTGTCCGCATTGATGCGGGTGCTGATGTTGCTCGGAATCAGGCCGTACTTGTTCAGTAGGGACTGGATCTGATCCTTGGTCAGCCCGGCCGCCGAGAGAACCCCGTAGAGCTGGTTCTGGTTCTCCTGGAGAGTGGCGTTGACCTGTGCGGTGGTGGCACCAGCGTCGGCCATGGACTGCGCCTGGCCGGCCCAGGACTGCTGCGACTGCTCCAGGACCTGGAGAACATCGCGGCCGCGCTCACTGTTGGTGTTCAGCTCGCCATTCAGGCCGAACACCGAGCCCTTGGCGTTGTCGACCTGGCTGGAGAAGCCGTCCAGGGCGGCGCCGAACTGGGCGGCGTAGTCCTGGGCCTTCTGCATGCCGCTGTCGCCCATGATTGCCAGGGCGGTCTGGAGCGCGCTGATCTTCTGCTCGGCGGTGGAGGCCATGGACTGCATCGCGTCCATGGCGGCCTTGAGCTGCGAGGTGTTCGAGCTGGCGGACTGCGCGTCGGATGAGTAGACGCGCGTCTTGCCGGTCAGCTGCTCGACCGAGACGGCCGCAACGCCGAGGGTGGCCGTGTACTGGTTGTACTTGTCCAGGGCGTCCTGGATCTTGGTCTTGGCGTCCGACATCGACTCGTTCGCGCTGACCTGCGTCGCCGCGACCGAGGACGATGCCTGGCCGAACCGGCCGGCGGCCGCCGTGGCGTTGCCCGTCGACTGTCCGAGCTGGTCGATCGTGTGCTGGGCATCCGCAGCGTCCTGACGCCATTGGGCCAGCTGCTGGCGTGCCATCGCTGCCGACGAGCCGCCGGCCTGTAGGCCCTTGGCGACGTTGTCACCGGCCTGGGCCAGGTCCTCGCCATGCTGAGCGGCGAGCTCCATGACCATGCTGATGCCGGTCAGCGCGATACCGATGGCTGGCAGCGAGCCGCCGACCTTCTCCAGGGCGGTGCCAGCCTTGGTGGTGACGGTGCCGAACGTGGTGCCCTCGGTGCCGGCCGACTTGAGCTTGCCGGCGAGGCTGTCCAGCGGGCCGGCCAGGTTGGAGAGCAGCTTGACGTTGGTGTAGGCGCTCAGCGCGGTACCACCGAGCGTGCCCAGCACCTGATCGGCCGGCCCGAGGGCACTCAGGAAGCCGGTCAGGATTCGCAGGTCGCCACCGAGGGCGGTACCAAGCGCTGGGATGGCACCAGACGCCAGACCGGTGATGGTCGAGCCAAGGGCGGAGACCGCAGACTCGATCTCGCCGGAGTGCTGGGCGAATTCGTCCGAGAGCTTTGTGACCAGCGGCGTTGCCGTGTTCAGGACCGTTGCGATGATCCGACCCATGGAGTCGATCGAGGTGCCCAGTGAGCTGGAGTGCTGGGAGATCTGGTCGAAGGAGTTGCCGACCGCTGCGCCCAGCGTGGTCGCAGCACCGCGGATGCCGTCGAACACTGGTCCGAGGCGACTGGAGGCGGCGACAACGCCCGGCATGGCCTTGTCGGCGAACCCGGTCAGCGCGCCAGTCAAGGTGGTGAACTGGGGCGCGACGTTGTCGAGCGCCTGCTTGATCGACGGGGAGAGCTTGTCGAACTCGGCCTGCACCATCTTCACCGAGTTCGACACCGGCACGGCCAGGTCGTCCGACCAGATGGACGCCTTAGCCTTGACGTCGCCAGCCAGGGTGTTCAGCGATTCCTTGACGGTGCTGTTGGCCATCGCCACCTT